GAACCTCGAAAGTCTGATCCGACTTAACGTGCTTGTTTCTTTTCTTACTCTCGGTCTGGTCGGTGGGTTCGAAACTGTTCAGGTTGCTATCTCACTGATCCCTTACTTGGGTTGACATAGCATGCAACTCTGAACCCAAAGGAAGTTGTATTCACATCGTACGACTTCACCAGTGCTCAGGCGTTGGTTGTGCTTGCAAAAGAACGTCTCATCGCAGGCTTCACACTTGACGCACATCAGTCCTCATCCTCATCGATTTCTTCTGGTTCAAAATGCTCTTCAAGCATCCAATACAATTCATGAAACAAAGACGCATGCGGGGCTTTGTCCGGCATACCACAATCTTGCAGGAGGATGTAAATCCGTTCAAGCAAACGTGCATCTCGAACAAATCTCATTCAGAAGCCTCCAACGTCGGACAGTCGGCAGTCCAATGATTGCCAAAACAATTCTTGCACATGTAGTTTCGAGGCGGTGCAGGCTTCACTTTCGGTTCACTTTCACCCGGTTGATGCTTTCGCAGCTGCATTCGAACCCAATGAGAGAAGTTCTCACCGTCTTTGACCAGTTGCTTGCGAATCGCATCGCTTACTTCATCGAGGCTAATGGTACGGTTTGGCATCACTCTTCCTCCTCGAAATACATGCTTCCATTGTATTGGCAATACTCTGAAGCCCAACCTTTCATGTAAACAATGAAACCTTGGCTACCAAGGACATAACCCTTGATGAATTCGTCCGTCTTTCCGTCCCAATCAAAATCTTCGTTGTAGGTGTTGGCCATGAGACTCCTAAGAACCACTAGTATAAGTATGTACGCATAAGCGGAATGCCTATAGCCTATGGCTATACATAGGGGTGGTGTGGTGTGGGGGTCTATTAGACGGCGTGCCACCGGTAGAGAAGATTAAGTGCTGGATGTGGGGTACGTGATCTGTCCGGGGGAGCCGGTCAGTTAATTCATGCACTGAAACAACCCCCGGGCACCTCCATGAGATGATACAATGGCAACAAAGAAAACCGCACCCTTTACCCTGACCGAACGAGTGACCTTGACAGCAGACAACACAGATGTGTTTGGCGTTATCGATCTGGCTTCATATGTTGACGTGGCATCACGCCAAGGAATTTCAATTCAATCTGTCGACTACGTTGTGCAAGGAGCATCAGCAGATGTAAACCTCGCTGCATCTCTTGCAGCCAATTCTTTGACTACCTGTCAACTTACCGACCTAAACCGTGGCGGTTTGGTCTTTGCAAATGACCGAGCACTTTGCTCTTCGATGCAATTGAACGCATCGGCACAACAAGCACTTGACAAGGCATCAGACGTTTACCCAGACAACTACGGACCACACGGTTCAAGCGTTGGACGCATTGTTGTGAACGATTCACTTTACATCACTGGGCGATGCACAAACCTGTCCGCTGATGTCAACATCACAGTTCGAGTCACCTGCACCATTGTTTCCCTGAGTGCAAAAGACTTCATGGCCATTGCGATCCAATCAACTGCAGCTGACAACTGAGGTGTTTACCTTGGTGAAAGTCGAAGGAACCCTTGAAGAACTCAAGGCGCTGTTCATTGAAAGTGCAAAACAGGAAACACGCTCTCAGACTAGGAAAGCCGGAAAGGCGGTAGTGAAGAAGGCTGTTAAGACTGTCAAGCGAGCACCCTCTGCATACAACAAGCACATGAAGAAAGAGTTGGCACGACTCAAGAAGAAACACCCAAAGACTGCACATGCTGCACTGTTCAAGCGTGCGGCTAAGTCTTGGAAGGGTGGTAAGAAAGGTGGTAAGCGATGAAGCCACGTGACATCATGTTCGATAAGCCAATGTATGGCATGAGCGCATCTTACCAGTCCGGTAACTTTTGGGCACCAGTGGAACCCAATGACGATTGGATCAAGGCCAATAGCAATACTCTTGCATGTCAGAAGGAGATAGACATCGGGGGACTTACTGTTGCTCAAGAAGGTACTTTCTTTCCCAAGGCTGTTCAAATCCAGCGTTCACCGTTTTATTCAGCACCCGGTTGTATCCCTCGTGATCCAGCAGACCCACAAAGCGCATTGGCTCCATACGGGGTATTGTTTGAAACGATCCTCGTAAGTGAACACCCGTTCGACGTTACCAAGTGGTGTGGCGATAATCAAGTCGGCACATACAATTTTATCCAGGCGCAGACAGTACCTGGTCTTTTACCAGAACGAACCACGTTGCAGAACTCGACATTAGGATTTGAAAACATTCTATACGGACGAGTTCAAATGATCTCAAACAACTCCTCACTGCCACAACAATGCGGCGTAGTGTATGCTACTGAAGAGTTCGGATCTATGTCACCCACTGCATCAAACAAATTGTACGTTACGCGTATGGTTCAAGTTCAAACATTTGGATTGGCTGCTCAGACTGGGTTTGCAATTCAAGTTCCTGCAATCAGAGTAGTTATGATTGGACGAGCTGAAGAAGAAAGCGATCTCTCTTACATCATGAGAATGAGGCAATCTTACTTACTGCAACAGGATTTGAATTGAATGGACGAGGATGCAAGGTTGAGGCTGTTCTACACAGCAACATTTGCTAATCCAATTGTTGAAGCACAATCCAGTGAACAAACAGTAAGATCACCAGAAACTCCAATTGATATTCCCTTCAAAGAAATCTTTGCATTAGGTGGTGCTGCCCTAACTGGTGGAGCCTACATGCTAACTTACCCCATAGTGTACCTCGATGGTCCACTGCCCATTGTCGACAGTCTTTGGCTTGCAGGTCTCGCACTTGCTATGCAGCGAGGGTTTCGAATGGGATCTCGCATCGGTCGAGGCTTAGACGTTATTGAGGAGTTATTACTATGACCGAAGAAGAAAAACCAATTGAAGAAACGAAATCACCAAGCAAGACTGAACGGTTTGCGCAATGGCTGATGACACGTGAAGAACGTCGAGCAGAAAAAGAATCGAACCTCGAAAGTCTGATCCGACTTAACGTGCTTGTTTCTTTTCTTACTCTCGGTCTGGTCGGTGGGTTCGAAACTGTTCAGGTTGCTATCTCACTGATCCCTTACTTGGGTTGACATAGCAT